GACCCGCTCCCGTTTGCTCTCCGTCCCGTCCCGAGGCCAGTTCAACTCGTCGATCGTGAAATGCGCGTTGGCGATGCCTTTCTTGGCATCGATGTCCATCTGCTCGCGGAAATACTCATCGTCTGACTGCGCGCCATACCGCTCGTAACCCACCGCGATATGCTGCACGCCCTTCATGCGCGCCCACCGCCGATACAGCGTCTTGAGGTTGGTCCACCGCTGAGAAAGCGTCATCCGATGACACAGACCGTCGAGGAAGAACTTCGCCCCTGAACTGGCGACGCCGATAACCGCTATCGCCGTATTGTCGCTAGTCGCAGAGCGTCCGCGAGAAGGATCGCACATAACATAGACGTTGAGAGTGCGAGGCCGCACATCATACGGGCGTAACCATTCAGTGCGAAATACGGCATCTTCATCCGCCATCGGGTTTTGAAGCAACTGAGCCGCCACCGTGGAGCGCGACTGAGTGCGCAACCGCCTTGCCCACTCATCATCCGAGAACAGCACCGGCCGACCATCGAACTTGCCATTGTGCGTCGCGGGATACATCCGCACCGTAACCGCGCCCCGCTCGATCATCGCGGAGTAACTATCATGTAGCGAGTAACGTGTGCCTATGTGGCGAGCCGCCCCGCCATGCTCAGACTGAATGCCGAGGTTGTCGCTAAGCTCCCACGCCTTCGTGGTCTTGTCTATCTGCTCCGGCGTAGTAACAGACTCACGAGTAACCACGTCATCGTAGACCCGCAATCGAAAGTGCCGACCCGTTGGCTGACCGTCCACCAGGCCCCAAGCCTCAACCGTCGCTTCCTTCGGGTTGCCCTGACGACGAACGATAAGGCCGCCATCCTCGCTCCACTTCGGAGCCTGCTTATGCGGCTCCTCCCACAGCACGTCGGAGTATAGCGCCTTGAGGTATATGTTGTCCTCAAACTCGCGCTTGATCTGGCCTAGGAACGCTTTGGCGATAGGTCTGGTATGGGAGAAAAGGCCGACCGTAATCTCCGCATCACGGAGAATATCTTGGATCGTGAGCCCGAAGGTAATGAGCGAGGACTTGCCGTGTTCACGCGCCCAGATGTCGAGGTAGCCGTCTCGGTTACTCTCAATCTCTCGGCATCTGTCAAAGAGCCAGTCCCGATTAATATCTTCCCTCCGGAGAAGTCGCACCATGAGATAGAACAGATCGTTCCGGCCAAGCCATCTCTCGACATCGCGCCAGTAGCCGGGCCCAACCTTTAATGCCTCCGTTTGCAGACGCTGGTAGGCTAGGAAGCTTTCACGTCTGGTCGTAGGTAGTTGCATTCATCAGTCGTGAGCGCCGTGCATCGACTCTTGCATTTTCAGCGCCATTTCCAGCGCCGTCAGACCGGCATAGGGGTTCGGGGCACTCGCCGTTACCGTTGTGGTAGAACGCGACACCCTCTCGTGCCCACTGAGGAAGCCGTAATACTTCTGAGCCCGTTCTAGCACGTCCACAGCATGGCGCTCACTACTATGCGCCAGGTTGAGCGCCAGCGCCCTCATGTCGTGGTCAGTCATCAGTTCCTCGATTCCGCCTCTATGAGTGAACGGTGCAGCCGTCACTGCGCGGATAGGATGGCCCCCAGGATCACCGAGATGCTAAGCCGCGTCCGGCTTACCAAGTAGGGTGATCCTCCGTCTCGTGCCCGCTCAACACGTTCGTCCGCCACGGCAGACCAGTTCCCACCGCATGATTGACAGGCCATTCCGTCAAGCTAGTGCTCTGACGCCGAGCTTTCAATCGCTGGCCTGACCCACTCGGCAATGAACGCATCCAGCGGCTTGCGCTCATCAACGATCGTTGTCTCCTGCTGCACCACCAGCGGATTGTCAGCATCGCCCTTCACCGTGGTAGTAGCCAGCTTTGCGTGCAAATAAGGCGCAGCCTTATCCGCCACTGCCACACAACGCATCATCAACTCGTCAGCAGTCTCCGGATTGCCTACATTATGGGCACGTTCCCAGAGACTGCGCATCGACAAGATCAGAACTTCGAGCGGTAGGAGCCTTCCATCAGCGATGATCCGGGCCGCAACCTCTTGCGTCTTGACATTGACCGCCCCAGGCGGGCGACCGCCCTTGCTGGGACCGTCAGCCATCAGATTGAAATGCCTACATTTTGTGCAAATGCCCCAGCGTATAAACGCAATAAGGGCGTCACGATCATTGTAGTCATTTTTGCGCCAATGTCAAGCCTCATCGTCGGACACATCGCAATCCCTCAACCCCCACTCATCGACCAGCACATCCAGCGCCGCATGATAGGTCGGGAGCCTCTGCATGCCAGGATGGCGTCCGAGCATCACGCCCTCCATGAGATCGGCACGAGGCCCCCTGAACGGCCTGATAACGTCCCTGTAAATGTCGAGGGACGTTTCCTCATCGTCGGCAATGCACGCCTCACCGCCCACCCTGCCATAGCCGGCGCTCTCCTTCGGATTCAAGCCCGCCTGCGTCCACATCCGATAGAGACGTGAGGCGGCGCGGCACTGCGCATCCGATATCTGTCCCTGCGAGTGCATTACGTCAAACGTAGTGGCATCGATGTAACGCCGCACCTCCACCCCACCATCGCGCGCGGCTGATCCGCGCCATTCCCCCCTGATGGTAACCATCTTAGACCAGCGGGCATGGGTCGCCGGGCCATCTGGTCCGTAGTCGGGTTCGGAGGCGTCCATATCCATGTCGGGGAGTACGAGGCTCACTTCTTCGGCTCCTTCGGGGGCGGAGGCTTTATCGCGCCGCATTGCGGGCAGCAGTTGTAATGCTGCCACACATGCCGCGAGCAGTCGGGACAGCGCCATTGCGTGCCGCTCATGCCACACGCAGCCATTTCCGCAGTGCCTGTTCCCGAGCATTCGGCTGTACCCGTAGCTTGGCGTATTGTCGAAAGCAGCCTTCACGCCCGTTGGGATGGCGTCCCTGGGTAGCGAGGTAGCGGCCGGCTGACACACCGCTCCAGAACGCGGCACGCTGATCGGGCGTCCAATCACCCCACCAGAACCATATGCCGCCGGACTCGCACTCCGCGATGATCTGCCACTCGTTGTCGATCTCGCCTCCCGTGCAAAGCACCCGGGTTGTCTTGATGGCGCTCAAAGGCTTGGCCCCCAATAATCGTGGTTCGTGCGTTTGCGATACCGGCCGCGTTTGTCGCGCTCCGGGGATTCGTGGATTACGATCGGCTCCGTTCCCAGCGCCACGATCAGCGCACCGAGGGCGACCACCAGGGCCGCTCCTGACAGGACAACGGCAAAGGCGATCAAACCCCCCTCCACCGAAGACCCTGCATGAAGCCCACGGAGCCCGGCCAGCGGCTTACAGCGCGCGTCATGGGGTTGGGCACCGGATCGGGCTCAGGAGGCGTCAGAGCCGCGATTTGCGCCTCCATTGCCGCCACTCGATCGCGCAGGATCTCGACCTCGGTTCGCACAGGGCGATCCCGAGGCACCGCGAGGTATGGCAGCGCCTGCTGAGCGGAGAGGGACGGCGGCGTGTACATGCCCATTACCCAGGCGCTGGCCTCGTCGGCTATCCTCGCCTGTTCCAACAGGTTCTGCATGGACTGGTTCGCCTGATGCTGCATGGGCTGCGCCATGAGCGGCGTCCGGCACCAGCAAACTCTTCCCGTCCCAGACATGGTTCCCCTCCCTCCGCACATGCCACACGCCAAAGACCCGAGATTGCTCATTTCAGCCTCCATTGCGTTGTCGCTTCCAGCCAAACCGGGGCGGGACACCGGGACGCCTGCAACGGGACACGGGCTCTGAGACGGGACACGCGGGACACCCCCCTATAGGGGGGTGTCTCCCCCCCCATGTCCCGTCTCTCGCCTAGCCCGCATGTCCCGTCCCGTAGGGGTGATGTCCCGGTCATCGGGACATGTCCCGTTTGAGGGTTATTCATCAGCATTACCGGCCTCCTGATCTTCCTTCCGGCCGAGCCATACCCGGCCGTTCGCCAGCCCGACCCGATGCTGCTCGACGAGGAAATCGGCGGCACGTCGGAAGGCTCGCTTCTTGGTATCCTGCTCAGCGCCGGCCATTGCCCGTTCGTAGAACCGCTCCCGCCACCACTGGTCTGGCACGGATGGGATGCCGTGAGGCACGCCAAAGCCCGACTGGCCGGACGTGGCAATCAGGTCCGCTAGGATCTCTAGCGCCCGCTGTTGATGGTTGCCGGGCGCGCTCCGTGGCGTCCGCGTGACGGGCTTGGCTGCCTTGTCGCCATAGTCCACCGTGCATGTCGTGACCGCCTCGCCATGCCGGTTTTGCCCAAGCTCGATCACCTTGAGTTTGAAGTTGAAATGGTCCCCCTTGGGCAGATCGCGTTGCTTGACTATAGTTGCCGTCTTAGCGTCCGATTCTTCATCAGCGATGACTTCTATTTCCGTGTCGATAGCAGCGCGCAGGCTGGAATGCCCACGAGCGCCCTTCGCCTGGTCCTTACCGCAATGGTGGACAAATAGAGCGGCGGCTCCTGTCTCCGTCCTGATAGTATCCATGTTCATCACGAGAGCGCCCATATCCTCCGGTGCGTTCTCATTGCCGCCAGCCAGGGCACGGCTCAGGGTGTCGATCACCACGAGCTTAACGGGGATGCCCATTGCTTCTGCCGCCGCCTTGACGGCTTTAATAAGTCGAGGGGTATCCGCAAGCGGGTCTAGCAGGTTAAGGCCCGATGGAATGGCGACGAACGGGATGGGATGTCCCTCTAGACCACGTGCTTTCTTCCAAGCTGCAACCCGGTTCTTAAACCCTATGCCGCCTTCCAGAACGCAGTAGACCACGCCGCCTCGCTCAACACGCTTACCGCACCACGAGTCGCCGGCCGCGACATGGAGCGCGAGATCGGTTGTCCAGAACGTCTTGCCGGCATTGCTTTCGCCATACACAACTGCGGCGCCCTGCTCTATCAGGACGCCTTGCACAAAGTCTTTTACATCAAGAACGGGCTCAATATCTCCGAACCACAGGAGAGGAAGATCACCGTCTGGCTTATCCGCCTCGCCCTTGTGTGGTTCGCTACCTTGGCCATAACCCTCGTGTGGAGGGGGTTCTGGCGCGTGCCCGTTAATCATTGTATGACGCTCTGGCACGGCCCTAGGCCGTGACATGCCGGCGGCAAACGCATCCGACAGCGTGCGTTGCGCCGCCCGGAAATCCTCGCATCGAGGCCGCAACTGTTCTAGCGCCGCTGCCATAGCGGACATCGCAACGCCGTGCTCTATCTCGCCAGCACTGACCAGGCCACCGATGGAATAGGCGCCTTTATTCAGCAGTTCATGCTTGCGGCCATCCGGTGCGCAGGCAATGTCGCGACACTCATTGTCGAGTGCCTGTAGCCCATAGGGTGTCCCGCCATCTCGTGTCGCCACGCGCGGAGCAGGAACGTATGCGACAGTTTCTGGCCGGTCTGGCTTCATACAG